AAGCTGAAGCAGAAGACCGGGGTTGATCTGATCGAGGTCATGGACAGTGACCCCAAGATCAAAGACGCAATCGTCAGCGGGAAGATGGACTTCTATGACCTGGCAGAACAGATGAACGGCCAGATGAAGAGGAAACCGCCCGCACCATCGCGCTCCCCCAACGGAGCCAGCGGTCAAACCGCACCGAATGCCATTGACACAATGAGTGACGAACAGTTTGAACGCATGGAGCGTAAAATCTCACAGGGAGCGCGCTACAAACTATAAGTTAAGGAGCGTGTTTCTATGCCTAACGTAAACATGAACTACAGCTACAATGCTGGCATCGCGCCGACCCTGCTGGAATCCTATCTCCAGAGGCGGGCGCTGAAGAACGTTGAACCCACCCTGGGCTATCTGGATGATGCCCAGATGATCGAGCAGCCCAAGAACAACGGCAAGCACGTTAAGTTCTTCCGCTACACCGAGCTGCCCGCCATCACAAAGCCCCTGTATGAAGGCGTGACCCCGGACGGACAGAGCCTGACCGAGACCGCTTTCACCGTCATGACCAAGCCCTACGGCGGCTATATGGCGTACACCGATGAACTGGATCTGTTCCATGTGGACTCCAAGACCCAGGCGATGTCCGACCGGTTGAACCGTCAGGCGGCGCTGTCTATCGACACCGTTGGCCGTGACGCGATTTGCGCTGGCCTGAACGTGATGTATCCCAGCGGCATCTCTGCCCGTGGCAGCATTACCGCTTCCAACATCCTGACCTACGCGATGATCAAGAAGGCGGTCCGGAACCTGAAGAAGGCCGGTGCCCAGCCCTTCTCCGATGGTTACTTCCACGCGAAGATCGACCATGAAACCTACTACGACCTGACCAATGACACCCATTGGGAAGCCGTGAGCACCCATATCAGCGACAAGCGCACTGAGCGCTACCTGCTGGGCGCGATCTACAATGTCAAGTTCTACGAAGTGGACAACGGCAAGGTGTTCACCGCCGAGAGCTACCTGGACGCCGACGAGCAGATCTCCTACCTGACCCTGTATGGCACCTATGACCGGACCAACCGCTGCATGACCATCGCAGAGACGATGACCGAGGATGTGGCCCGTGAGCTGACCGGCAAGATGGTGTACGTGACCTACAGTTCCACCTATCATACCCCGATGTGCATTGAGCGCATCTATCCCAGCGCTTCTGCCAACTCCACGAAGGTCATCTTCCGCTGGCAGCCCGCCGCGTCCGTGACCAACAACTGGACCACGGGCAACACCTGCAAGATCACGCCCTCCGGCGGCGGCAACAGCTGCGATGTCCATGCCTCCATCATCTACGGCCAGAATGCCTTCGGCATGGTCAAACTGGGCGGCACCGGCAAACCGAACATCCAGATCATCGTGAAGGCTCCCGGTTCCTCCGGCAGCGAAGACCCGCTGAACCAGCGCGGCACGATTGCATGGAAGGTTCCGCACTTCGCCTGTGCCGTACTGCAGGATGACTTCATCGTCCGCTGCGAACACGGCGTAAGCGCCTAATAATCCCACGGGGCTACTCTATTGCAGGGTAGCCCCTTCTTTTTTGAAGGAGATGAAAACCAATGGCAGTAAGAAGGACCAATTACAAAGTGCTGGAGGACGGCACAAGGTACGGCGAGTATGCCTGCCTGTCCACGGACGATAAGCCGGTGGAGATCGGCCTTGCGACCGGAAGCCTCGCGCTGGAAGTAGATACCGGCGATGTGTACGCCTATGACGAGGAAGGCGCTGAAGGTTCCGAGTGGGTGAAGATCGCGGCGCTGGGCGGGAGTGGTTCGTGATGAACATACGGACACTGCTGAAGCTCAAGGCCTGCGCGGGAGCGGCACCTGAACCCGGCAACCTGTTCGATGAGGCTACGGCTCCGACATATACAAAGTACCTTGCGTTTGCATCAGCCTCCGCAACAGAGTGCGACTGGATGGATACCGATGGCGGTATGACCTATTCGATGAAGGCAAAGGCAAACAAAACGTATACCGTGACCACCGGAAACCCAAGCGTATCGATCCTGCGTGTGGCAGCGATCACCACAGACCCGGCTGATGCCGGTCACGATACGATCCATTGTACGAACGCGAAGAACACACCGATAGGAATGACGATGGACTTCACTACCGGATCTGGCGAAAAATGGCTGATCATCCAAGTGAACAGAACGTACATCGAGAGCCGAAGTGCGGAAATTACTGTCGAGTATAAGAAATAAAAAAGGAGCATGACTATGGCTGCAAAGAAAACTGCATTTGAAGACGAAATGACGATTGTTTCCGAGCCGGAACCGGTGAAAGAGGAAATCCCTACGGCGCGGATCTATCTTCCCCTGCTGGAAGACCCGGGCGATGCCGGACTGAAGGTTGACCAGTACGAACACGTTACGATCAGTAACGAGAACGAAACCAAGCACTTCAAGATCCACCGGGGCGAGTGGGTGGATGTGCCGTGGTATGTCTATGTTGTGATGAAAGAAAAGTATCCTGATTTATAAGAGGTGACAGACGATGACATTAGCCGATATGAAAGCCCATGTCATGTTCCAGACGAACAACGATGCAGAGGATGTGGGAGATTACCTTCCCAGCCTGCTGAATTATCTGAATGACGGCTATGATCGGCTGGTCAAAGTCTGGACAAAAAGCCACATGGAACAGACGGATTATCCGTGGCTGGAAAACGACACGGACGAACCGAACCTTCCGGAATGGCTGCATATCTATATCTGCGACTGGGCCACCTGGCTGGTGTACCGGAACGGCAACCCGCAGAAACAGCAGCGGGGAATGGCGTACCGGTATGCTTTTGAGGAAGCGCTGGCGAAGATCTCCGATGAAGGCGGTGCGGGCGGTATCGATCCGGAAACCGGACTGAACGTGCAGTATAAGAATTTCCGGAATATTCCGGTGTAAGGCGGTGAGGATATGGCTTACTTTTCCCTTCACGCCTATGATGCGGATGTCTGGGTGCAGGGGTTCAGGGGACTGAACCAGTCGGACACGGGGCTGAATCCGAACCCTAACTTCGCCGCAGAGGAGTATAACCTTGAAACCATAAACGGGGTGCTTCAGCCGCAGGCGGCCTGCAAGGAATACACCGGTGAGTTTGAAGATCGGATTGAAACGCTGGCATCCTTCTATCGGAGATGGTACACGGGAGCCGGGAGCAAGGAATGGTATGTATGCTGTGCCGGTGGGAAACTCTATCATAAACAGGCCGGGACGGAAAACGACTGGGACGAAATCGAACTGCCTACCGGAATCTCAGCCTACCAGAGCAGTACATGGAGCTGGGTGACCTACGAAATCAATCCTGAGAATCAGGACACGGTCGATGTGCTTCTGATGAGCAACGGCCTTGATGGAATGATTATGATCGTTCCCCCTGACCGCCCTTCCACATGGGGAGACTATACCGAGCATATTTGGAATTATCTGGTGGATATGACATGGATGGAAGCGGAGACTCCTGCATGGCATGTGATTACCGTTCCAACGGAAGGGAAACTGTTTGGTGTTATTGAGCGGTACGCAGAGCGCATCTGGGCCGGGGCGATCACGGACAACCCGGACATGCTGATGTATTCCCGGCCTTACGACCCTACCGACTGGACAGGGCCCGGAGAAGGTGAAGAACCGGAGGACTGTGCCGGGGATATTCTCCAGCCTACATGGGACGGCGATAAGTTCTACGCCCTGCGGCGGTTCGGTGACCAGTTGCTGGCGTTTAAGAAAAACCGGATCTTCCGGATCTTAAACACAAACCCCGGCGAATACGTTTTCAAGGAACAGTTCGGCGGCGGCACAGGATATTTCAATACCATTGCCGTTGAAGCTGAACGGGTGTTCATGGAAACGGAACAGGGGCTTGCGGTGTTTGACGGCGTGAGTACATCTCCGTTCGGACGGGAACAGGTGGAAGCCATCTGGAAGACCGTGAACCAGAAAGCACTGGAGCAGATGTGTTCCGCTTTGTACCACAACAGATATTATGTTGCATTCCCTGTGGGTA